TTACGTCTGACGCACGCCACGCAGGCGATTCTGCCAGCGCGTGACAAGCTTGCTCAACAGATAGTTCGCCAGCACCTGATAGCCGCGCAGCCCCATTGCCAGCATCTCGAAGAGCGCCTTGACCGGCTCGTCGCGAGCGCGCTCGGCGTCCCAGTCGCGCCAGGCATCGGCGCGGCCGAACGTAAATTGCACGAGGTGCTTGTCCTGCTCCGCCGTCAGCGGCAGGAACGAGAGGAACAGTAAAGCGGCTTTGAATTTCGGATGAAATGCGTTTGAATCCCGGACAGCAATATTGTCCCGAAACCGTTGAATTCTGGATAACTCTCAGCTTCGCTCGGAGCCTATCCCTTTCGCTTGAAGGGGGAAATAGAGAACGCCAATGGCACCCTCCAGGCTGGCCCAAAGGGATCGCTCTTCCACGTGGCGTCGTTCCAGTAGTTCCAAGCCTTCCATCCCAGTTTGAACATCCCGAACCGCCCATGGTAGTACACATTGAAACCCGGGCCGACGGATACAAATAGCGTCAACGCTTCCGACTCGACATAACGCACCACACGCCAATCCTTTGGCGCGAAAGGCAGACCAAGCGGCCAGTAGTCCCATCCATAGGCCGGATTTCGGTACAGCCAATAGACCCGGGCGGCGAAGCGCCTGACGGGCGTGCTGCCCCACGCCCCGTCGATATAGCCGTCGCGCCAGCCCGCATCTAAGGTTGCGTCAAACGTCTGGAACCACCCAAGCCAACGCGGCAAATTACCTTGCTCGTCGCAAAGCAGCGGCGCCCACCAATTGATGGCCACGCACGCAAAGACTGTCGCCGCGAGGGACGCCAGCACGTAGGCCGGGTACATCAGAATTGAGCCGACAATTTTCATTGCCTTCAGCTCCACTGAATCGCTTGCACGGCCGCAATCGTTTCGGCGGCGGAGATCAGCGCCTGCAAATCAGCATTCTTGGTGAGGCAGGCCATGCTTGCGGCCTTGCTGTCGGTCCCCACCTGCTGAATCTGAGTCGCCGAATGATGCCGATAGGCCCAGTTCCCATCAGCGTCGGCGCATAACTGGAGCGTGGTCCAATTTTCGGGGCAATCCGGATACAGGGACGAAAGCACGTTCGCCGCAAGGTTGACTTGGTCGGTCGAGTTACTCGGGTAGGTATGAGGCTTTCCAAGCGCTGCGGATTGAAACCCGCCCGTGATGGCCCTCTCGCAGGCGGCACTTATCATTGCCGCCTGCGCTTGTCGGGCTTGATTCAGCATCTGCTCTGCTGTCGGCTGTGCCGGAGCGACAAGCCCTCCATTAACCACAGTCCAACCTTGTTGGGAAATGCAGTCCATCCATTCTTTTTCCGTCAACTCGACGATGCGCGTTTCCGGCGGCGGCAGGCTATCAACGCTATCGTAATAGGCGGTGATAACGCCTTGCTCGTCATATGCAGCATACTTTTGGCCCAAGATTCGCTCCAAAAATTAATATCCAATGGCGATTGCGGTAAAGCCCGTGAACGCCGCAATCGCGCTGTAGCAATAAACTCTGAACTTTGCATTGGTTGTCGCAATGGGATTCCATTGCACTACACCGTCGTTCTGAGATGTGCCGTTCTCCGAATTCCCAACTATTACGGACAACACGCCGTTTGGAAATGCGATGGGGAAATTGATATCCAGCGTTTGCTGCCCGCTTCCAGAAAAGCTATAGGACGAACCAATCCACTGAATGATCAGCCCGTTAGGTAGCTTTGTGTACCCGTTGGGGACACGGGACGCCCCCATCATCCCTCCATAGACGAGCTGCGACGAGCCACCGATTAGAGCCCAGCCATTGACAGCCGCAGACGACTCAATAGTCGCGGTGTCCCCATTTGCCATCGACCATGATGTGATCGACGCATTGTTCGGGTAGACCACGTCCGGCCCGGCACGCTGCACAGTCACTGGATTCGTTGCCGTGCAAACGAACGTGATGGATTCTCCGTCCGGCACCACCGCACGATTGGGCAAAGTGACGGTATAGCCGCCTGCGCCGCCCAAGACCACCACTTTGCCCACGACCGTTACATCCAAAACCGAGGCGGCATTGATGGCCACCGATGCGCCGTGGCGAAAACCGGCTGCCTTAACGTGAGCCGTGGTCGCGAGCAGCGTGGAGTTGTCGAACTGCGCTGGCGTGGGGCCTTTGGCCTGCCCGGTGAAGATCGGGCTGTCCAACTGGGCAAACTTGGCCACGAGCGCTTTGCGGAGCTGTTCGTTATCCGGCTTCGAAAGGACTATCCCGCACCACTCCACGAACGTCGCAATTTCCTCCTGGAGCGCGTTCATGATATCCGCAGTGATCTCAGTGGGCGGCCGGTTGGTGGTGGCGTCTTCCGAGACCCACTTTCCATTCACGTTTCCGGCCCCATCAATTCGGTGCATAGCTACCTCCAACCCCTGTAATGTCTTCAAACCAAAGGAATACGTGCGCCTGCTGGAACGCCGCCAAGGCTTGCCAAAGCACCGCTGGGTCGACCACGGAGCGGTAATACCGCACGCGCAGCACGTAGCGAGACCGTGTGCCCCATAATCCGGCGCCGATCCGGCTTCCCACACGAGCGGGGCGAACGAAATCGTCGACTTGCACGAGATCAACGGGGAACGTGAGGGTCGGCGCGGCGTGACTCCATAGCCGGACTCCTATCGAGCTGCCGATGGCCGCAGTACGGCGTGGCATCGGTTCCGCAATTCCGGCGAGCGCTTCCGACGCAACGCGGCGGTACTCGCTTATGTTCCAACTCGCTGTCTTCGGACGATGTTGTGCGATGGCAGTGTCAACAACAGTCTGAAATTCCGCTTCCAGGCGCTCTAACTCTTGCGCCGTGCAGAGCAACATGGACTCGCCCATCCCACCAGCCTGCCAATCCCACACTGCCCCAGGCGGCAGCAGTGCCTTAAACGCGTCGGCGTAATCGCGTGCCGAATACGTGGGCAACTTCATACCCATACCACCTGGTTCATCACCAGCACTTCGCCAGGCGCAACAGCAATATCGGCGGTGGGTGCGATGCGGTTGTACTGATTGGTTACGGTAGCAATGGCGGCATCAATCTCCGCCACAGCGAGCAGCGACGTTTCGCTGACTTCAGCGAGTACCGCGCGCATCAGTGCGTCAGAGACGGCCGCACGGTTGCTGGCGGTGTCGTAACCGGGGAATAGATGGATAGAAGCAATGACATCGCGTTGCAGGGGCGCGACGACGCGCCAATCCGCTGTTGCGGGGGCGATATCCTGGAGTTTTGCCACCACCGCATCCAAAATGGTTTGCGTGGGCATCCGACTCGGCAACGAATTGCAAATCGGTCGAACGATGATGGTTCCCATGCCCAGCACGTGGCGTTGGACAAGCGCCGTCGTAACTGAAGGATGCGCACCGCGCGCCCAGAACCGGTAGTCATCGTCCTTTCCCGAGCGAGCGCCACGTGTCGTAACTACTGTCCATTCGTCGGCTACACGTGAGCGCCAGGCATCTACGTCCTCGTCTTCGTCGCCCCCCGTGATACCCGAGGCGTCGACCGTTAAGGTGCCATTAACGCCGGGAATGGGGTCCACCACCGTGAGCGTGAGACCTGCGGCGAGATTGCCAGCCACGCCCGTCGTGGTGCAACGAATAGAAACTGGCGTAGCGCCCGCACCGAGGTTTACAGCGGCCAGTACCTGGTAGTCCAACCCGTTGGACCCGCGCAGTGCGGTGTTCGCCAGGATCGGGGACCCTATCGTGCCAGTGGCCAACGCCTTCCCGGCCGCAGGGGTCGCTCCAAGCCGGTCAACCCCGTAAAGCGCGGCCCAATCGTAGAGGCGTTCCAGTTCGCAGGTGAGCGGCGAACACTGGGCGTCAATCCATTCGAGGTAGCCGTGCACGCCGTGAGTGGCGCGCCCCCACATAGCGGACAGAGGGCCTCGTAGGACTTCCGGCATTGCCGCCAGGTCGGTTGCAATACGAGCCTTGAGGGCTGTGTAGGACGGTCGAACGTAGGCTGTCACAAAGAGGCTCGCACAATGAACTTTCGTCCATTGTGAAAGCCTTGGATCACTAGAACCACGCTGGAAACATTTCCCGCCGCCTCGCCAGACACTTCCGCTATGGTTACGTCGGTGAGCGCCGGAGCTTGCGCCATGAGCTGCCGGCTAATCATGTTGATGGCTTCTCGCCGGGCCTTGCTGTTCAGCGGTTGGCGACGTACGTACCACAGGCCAGTGCCTGCCTGGGCGTCTTCATGCCAACCACGACGATCATATGAGTCGGAAACGCGGTTGGCAGGGGCCTCGGCATCTGTGAACAGTACGCCGTAGACCAACGTTGCAGCAGCGGCGTCGGCATCATCGCGTGCCGGGTCATCCAATGCCACGTCGAACCGGCCCCAGTCTGTTTGCACAAGCTTTAGCATGTCAGATGACTCCCGAGGTAGGAGCGCCCGGGCCATTGCTGGTGTGCTTGTGACCATCGCCCACGTCCTTACCGTTCACTCTGAACCTGCCCTCGACGTCTGCACCGCCAGCCATCTTCGCGGCAGCGCCGTCGGCACCGAAATACCCGCCTGCTGAGCTTGTCTGGCCGCCTACAACCAGGTTGCCGCCGATTTTAGCGTCCTGCGTTGTCTCGAACATGGGCGTTTCGGCCAGCACCTTAGCGCTCGCTTTGACATGAATGGTGCCCCCACGCTTGATATGCACCCAGTTTTCCTCGTCGTCGTGAATGGCCACCTCGCCTTCGGCCAGATCCATCTGGTAACGCTTGTCGCCTATGATCAGTGCTACGCCGTATGACCGGTCGCCAGCCGGAAATACGAGGTATGTTTGGCTCCCGGACTTCGGCCGATAGGAAAAGCCGTACGGCTCCACCCGATTGATGTTGTCCAGCGTTTCACCGTCTAGCACTGTGACTTGAACCTTTTGAGCGCCAATCATGGTGCCAACGCCTTGCGCGAAAAGCAGTTGAAGGCGCGCCCAAATCTGTTGTCCCATCATTTCTTGTGCACCTTTCCGCGCACGCCTGCGCCGCGCTTAGATTTCTTCTTTTCCTCGCCCATGAACGCGCTACGATCCATCACTTGCAGGAGTGTGACTCGCCCGTGCTTGTCGTCCATGCGAAATGTTCGCTCGCCTATCAGGAACACGCCGTCTATGTCCTCTTCCGGGATGATTACGCGTACTTGGGTGTTTATCGACCACGGGTGCCACTTCTCGTCTGCACCCTGATAGCGCCATCCCGGCACCTCAAGCTCGATGCGGTGTGCGCGTGCCTGGCGTCGGTTCCGCTCCAACGTTGCCCGGCGCTCGCACCCTCCCAGGCCGTTGCTGTGTCGGTCGGCCACAATGTGCATGGGGCGGAAGAATGTGATTCCGTTGTCTTTGATGGCGCCTTTGATCGCAACGTCGCTGCTGTAGTCGAACGTCTTGATCACATAATCCGAAAATCGAAGCTTGTACTCGTCAATCACCTCGTACACCTGGAAGTGCATGCCATATTGCAAGGTGGCTACGGGGGGCGCATCGGTGGGTGACGTAAGTACCAATCCACCATCCGGGCGCGGATATAGCAACAGATTTGCCGCCCGTACCGCGTTGATCAGTGCGTTGGCCGGAACCTCGCACTGCATGGAAAAGTTGGGCACCACGGGCGTATCTGCCTCAATCTTCACAGGCACTTTAAACGTTGCGCAAAGGCGTTTCACAATCTCACTGAGCTTCAGACCGGACAACGTCTTGGAATACTGGCAATCAACCAGTTCGCGGCCGAGCGACCGAGCGTGGAAATTGATGCCGTGGCTGGTGGGGTCGACACGCCGCCGGTTGTCATCCGGCCGAACCGTCGTCACCAGCTCGTCCCCGATGAGCACATCGATGACGGTGTTTGCCGTGATACCCATACCACTACCGCCGTTCGCGCCACTCCCCGGACGTGCAATGCCGAGCTGCACCGCAGCGCACAGGTCATCCACGGATTCACGGATTTCGACCCTTTGCCAATACCCATACCGCTGGTGATCAAATCGAATTTCTGCCAGTGCTTCATCCATAAACACGCCCCTTGACGAAAAGCGGGTGGCGCACGGAGTTACGCGCCAATAAAACCGGCTCGTCGACACTAAGACGGCGTGCGAGGACCACTGACGGCAGTGGGTTGAGTACGTCGCGCTGTGTCGTAGGCTTCAGATCCTGCGCCATCAGGGCGTCGATGATCGCGGCTCGCGAGGCCACAGCAGCATCAAACACCGGATCGGACATGTTGGGCAGCAACGTGTCCAAAGCACTGATGACTGTTCCCAGTACCGCGTCTCGGTCGGCCTCGGCCTTGTAGTCGGCCAACGCGATCTCCGTGACGGCCGTTACCAGAAGTCGGCTACGCAGAGCTTCTTCGCGCAGCAAGTTGCGGCGCACCGCGCCGTCTGTCGCCGCGACGCCGGATAGAGGAACTGGCGAGGGCGTTGTGGCGATAGCAGCAATTCGCGAGACCAAACGCACGCGCGCGGTCTCTGAGAGGTCGGAGATTGTTGTGCCGCGAGACGATGCCGCGATGCTTGCCGTGGGGCCCGGCGCGGCAGTGGAGTCGGCACTGTCGTTGCCGCTGCCTCCGCCGCCCAACGCGTTGACGATACTGCGGAATGCATTGGCGTATGCGCCCGGCATCGCCATCAGCGCGGCCAGATCGCCCTTGACGCCCGCGATCACATTCATCACCTGATTCGCCCACGTCAGGGGCAGCGTCGCGAGAGAAATAACCTGACGCAGTCCTTCAATTCGTTGGTTCACTGCGGCAACGAACGCAGTCAGGCCGTCAAAGCTCATCGATTCCAGCGAGAAATCACCCACTGACATTTCGGCGAGCAGGTCGTTGCAGTCGTAGGCAACGTCTACGGCATCGGTCTCGCCAATGGCGACGGTACCGCCACCCGGCACGAAGTCAATCGAGATGAGGCAATAGCCGCCTTTATCGTTGCTCTCATGGACAGACCAATCGCGCGCACGTACCCACATGTCGCCAAGCCATGGGTGAGTGAGCCAGTCTGGCCCCGGCTGATTGAGGAGTGCAAGGAACTCATCGCGAGTCAGGTCATAGTCCGGGCCGACGAAGTAGGCCGACAGCTTCCCGTCCCATGCCTTGGCCCCCAGGTCTTCGACCTCGGGGTCTTCGGCACCAGGCAGCTCATGCACCACGAGGCGTCGACCAAAGCGGGTTTCATGACTTTCGGTCAGAAAATCAACCCCGCGAAAGCTGGCTCCGACCAAGCGATCCATCCACGACATCAGGGCGCTCCGTTCCAAACGTTACCGGTATTCATCTGCACGTTCCCGCCAGTGGCCTGCACGGACTGGCTTTGGAGCACTAGGCCAGGAGCGAGTCCCACAGTCATTCGAGCGTTTACGTCGACGGGCTTCTGTTCGGCCGGTTTCAACAGATCCTTGATCCCTTCCCACGCGAGACCGAGGGCTGCGCCGCCTGCGGCCCCGATGCCTGTGCCGAGCACAGGCACGACACTCCCAATCGTGGCCCCAATGGCGGCACCGTTCAGTGCGCCAGAGCCGTAGCGGGTGATGGCCGAATCGTCTCCGAAGGCTTTACCTAGGGCATAGTCACCGGCCAAAGCGCCGATGCCCGCAATACCGCCGACTTTCCCCGCCGTCATAACACCTCGGCCGATTGCGCTACCGGTTGCCCAGGCAGCAGCCCGGCCGATTGCGCCCCCGGCGGCACCTCTGCCGCCCATGGCAATCGAAGCCAACCCTGCGGCGCCTGCAAGTGCGCCTAGCGCGGTTGTCGCCAGCGCCGTGGTGCCCACAAGCAGAGGATGCTGCTGTGCCAAGTCGGCAAATGCGTCGGCAACCTTGCCGATGGCTGGCGTCAGGTTGTCCATAGCGGACTTTTGCGCCACCGCCGCATCCTCTTTTGCTTGCTCCACCTTGAAATCAGACGTGTCGGAGATGCCCTTGAACGACGTGGCGATTTCGGAGCGTGCTTCAGGCAACCCGTACTGCCCGCGCACCTTGTCCAACACGTCGTTGGTATACGCCTGGTTGTTCATCACGCCCAGGAACGCCATCAAAGACTGCTGGTTATGGAATACCTTGCCGACGGCCGTACCTTGAACTTGCGCCGCCATTGCCTCGATAATTTGTCGCTGTCCTTCCTTGTCGTTCTTGTCGATGCTCCGCAGCTTGGCTTGTAACTCCTGGTACTTGGCGTTCTTGGCGAAAATGGACTGCATCATGTCAATCGTGGCGTCCACCTTGTCAACACCACGGCTCTGATAGTCGAGAAACACTTCATCAACGCTATTAAGGCGCTTTTCCTTCTCCCCGCGCTTCAACTTCTGACCGTTGGCCAGATACTGTTCGGCCATGTATTTGCGGAAATGAGGGGTGTTCAGCTCATTCAACAGATCGCGCAGATTGTTGCCGCCTTCGTCACGTGTGCCCGACGTGATTACGGATGCTTGGTTCCAGGCCGCAAGCTTTGCGAAACCATCCTTGCCGGACAGGCCGAGGTTACTGGCCATGGCCATCTGTTGCGGCAACCACTTGGCCATGTCGCGTAGTTCGAATCCTCCAGCTTGCCCGGCTACCATTGCCGCACTAAGGATTTGCGGAATATCGGCAGCGTCGATCTTGAAGCTCTGTTTTGCACGAATAGCAATAGTGGCCATAGCATTTGCGTCGGTAACCGATGCTGTGGCCGCTTTCATGATGCCGGGTAGCATCGTCATCGCATCACGATCCGAGACCACCCCCGATGCAATCATCGTGTCGAGTGCCTCGGCGGCTTGCTCGCGTGTGCCACCGCCGAAGCGACGAGCTGCATTGACGGCGCTTTCCAACTCCGTCTTGCCAATCTTTCGCCCATTTTCATCTCGCTCGGAGAACGCGGTATTTGCCATGTTCGCCAACCGCCGGTCGTAACTCATCGCCCGCTCTGCGGGGCCTCTCAAGGTGTATGCAGCGGCACCCACACCTGCGACGGCTGCGCCTGTGAACTTCAACCCCGCGTAAGCCTTTTGTGCGTTTGTCAGACGCCCCATTTCATTGGTCAGCTCCGTGACCTTCTCGCGCATCTTGCTGGCAGCCGCTGCCTGCTCGCGCCAAGACATGGTGCCGGAGCGCGTGAGTCGGTTATATGACGCTTCGGTTTGCTGGATTTCGCGCTGAATTGCGCGTTCGGAGCGAACCCCCAAATTCTCGCGAGCTTGGGATAGTCGCTCGTAGGAGCTGCGTTGACGTGAGGCGCTCTTTTCAGTTGCATCCGCAGCTTTCTGTGCAGCCTTTTCGGTCGAGGTTGCGAGCGTGTTTGCTGCCTGCTCTGCCGTCTTCGCGTGCTTCTGAATCGCCGCCTCTGCGCCTGCATCAACGACTTTAATTTTTACGGCAACGTCAACGGAAGACGACATGAAAAAAGCTCCAGTACCGGGAAGGTATCTGGAGCTTATCGTTGCCGCTATTGAGGCAGTAGTAGCGAAATGTTTCCCACCAGGGGAGCGCGTGCTATTCGAAAGTCTTGCCCTCCATGTGAGCCGCGATCTTGGCCCACATGAAAAGCTCACGCAGAGGCATAGCCTTCGCGACAGTCAACGGCTGGTGAAGTCCACGAGCAACCCATGCCGTTGCGGTCAGCACGCGTGTTACTTTTTTTGCGCTTCGGCCGCCTGCGGATCTTCGGGGGACGTGTCGGACTCATCGCCTGCACCGTCTCCGGCTTCGTCCTCGTCGGCGGCCATGAGGCCGTCGGCCATCTTCTCCGCCCTACGATAGTCTGGCCCGCGGAGCCGTTTCACCAGCTCTTCGTCGGTGCCGGTCATGCTGGCGATCAGCGCGATTCGCTGCGCTACGCCGCCACGCTTGTCGAAGGCCAAATAGTCTTCGGCAGTCGTGTATTCACGGAACGTGAGGTGGGCGATGGTGGTCTTGCCGACGACCAACGGGTGTTTCAGGGTGAGCTTTGCCATTGTGAGTATGCCCTTCACGAAATACGTTCGGACGTATTGGACATGATGGTCAGCTTGCCATTACCGTTGCCCAAGGGAACGGTTTCGACAGCGAAGGCCTGACTCATCAAGTACACACGGCCATTGGCGAGGCGGACTGTCACGTCTTCGTCCTTGATCGCGTTGAGCGCATCGATGTCGGTGCCGCCCACCATGTTCAAGTTGAGATCCAGCTTTGCCGGCATACTGGCTTCAGTGTAGCCGCCGTCTTCCGGCAGTCGCCCCGACTTGTGGTCACGCTTCACGCCGCTCGGCGTGAACGTTCCCGGATCGTCTGCCAGCGGCAACTTGCCGATGGACGGCACCGACACGGTGCGAATATTGTTGAGTTGCGACACGGTTTAACCCCTTTCGATTGCGTTGAACTTCGTGGTTACGTTGCCGTCGGTCAGACCACCGGGACTGCCTTGCGAAAGCGCGAGCGCCCCGCCAGGATGTAAAACGGCGAATTCACCACCGGATCGTCCAGGAAGTTGAAACGGCTTGGATTCGTCGGGTCCTGCTCCACCACAAGCGAGTCCTTGTAATAGCTGTACGCCTGCACCCAGCCATACTCCGACATCAGCACGTTCTTGTAGAGCGACAACAGGAACGCTTTCACACCGTCTTCGGTGGTGATCGGGAGTCCAGGCCGGTAGCCTTCATCCGTCTTCGCTGCGACCGTGCCACGGAATTTCTTGATCGCGCCCATACGCTGCTCGTACCGAATCCGCTCCATCACCTCGGCGATGTTGATGTCCAGGTAGGCATCATCGGCGCTGCCATCGGAACGCTTCTGGTACATCGATACCAAGCGCTTGATGTAGCAGGAGCCATCGCTACCGACTTCCAAGATGCTCATGCCCTTAAACAACAGGCTGTTTGCATTGGTCCAGTCGTGATATGAGACGGCAACCAGTCCAGGCAACACGGTGCCTTCCAGGGAAATGACCGGATTGTTGTAGAGCTTCGGCGCGGCAGCGGCGGCTATCGTGGCAGCAGCCTCCCAAGTCGTCGGTGGATTGAGGCCTAGAGACACATCTGAGATGTGCTCGTAGTTCTTCGTCTCGCCGAAGCTTGCGGCAGCCGAAAAGTCACCACGGTGCGCGGCAAAAGCACGGAAGCCCGCTTGGATAGGTGGCTTGTAGCGCCGCTGACTCTCCGTGTGCCACGCGGCGAGCGTGGCTGCATCGTTGATGCCCAACACGACATAGCGGAACCATTTTTGACCAATCATCGCGGCCAGATCGCCCGGCAGCGGATCGCCCGTGCCCCCAGCCATCGCTGCGATGGACAACACCAGTCCTGTCGGAATGTCTTCGCCGTAGAGACTCAACCGCACGTCAATAGCGTTGCCGCATGAACCCTTGTGACGTGCTGTGAGCGTAACTGTCGTGTCGACGGCAGTAGCCGTGACGGGAATGTCGGCCCCTGCATCCGTGATTGCCTGTGCGATAGCGGTGGCCGTTTGCGCGGCCGTCTGACCTACGGAGACACCAACGCTGATGACGCGCTGTGCGATGTACAGTGCCAGCGTGCCCGCGCTTGTCGCCGCGCTGGTGATGTTGATGCTACCGGTTGCGGCGACACCGGCCGCGTTATCGGCATACGGCAGCATGTAAACGTCGAACGTCGGATCGACGGTGCGATAGCACGATGCCATTTGGGCGAGCATGGAGCCTTCGCCTGCCTTCGTCTTGGCATCCTCGGTACCTGAAATGCGCACCAGCTCCCCAACCGCTGCGGTACCGGTGGCCAGCTTTTGGCCCACCAGCAGCACGACCGGCAGGTCGCCGCCGAGGCCCGCTTGGCTGCCATCGATTTCGATGTAGACGCCCGGATAGCGCAGCGCGTTGGGCACTTCACTAAAGGTAATGGTCACAGCTTTTCTCCAACGTTGTTGAGCCTGTCGAATTCAGGCGGGTCGGGTAGGTAATTGGTAATCAGTGCTTCAAACTCGTAGCGGTCACGCCAATACAGATCGCCTTCCGTGTACTCCAGGACCTGCCCACCGGAGAACTTAATGGGATGAGCATCGGTGGGAAGTTGCCAGCCCAACAGCAACGTCTTGACCGCGTGGCGATACTTCAAGAGCGCGTCATCGGTATCGCCGGGTTTGTGCGATCGGGCATTCTCAATGGCAATGACCACATCGAATGTCAACGTCAAATCCTCTGCCCGCTCTCCCGCGTGCCGAACTTTGTCAGCGGCACGCACAACCCACGCTGCCGGAAGCGGCAAGGCATCGGGGCGAAGTTGGGCAAACTCGGCTGCGCCTCCCACCTGACGAAACCAGACGCCATCAAAATCGGCGGGCTTCGGCTTCATGTGTTCAATGAGTGGGGTAAGCGAGATCACTGCCAGTCTCCGCATTTACGTGCGTGGCCGAACCGACTGGGGCCACTCTCGATAACAGCGAGATCATCTGACGGGGGCGGGTCCGTTTCCTCGGGAGGTGTCAAATCGACCTCGCCGCGTGCATTCGCCTTGAGCGTTTCCAGTGCGCTTTCGTAGGCTCGCCGCACGTCGTCGGTCATACGTTCGGCGCCTTGGAGGTAGTACAGCGCGACGGTGGATGACAATCGTGCCAGGAGCGTTGTGCGCGCCGTCGCGGCAACGCCGTAGCTCAGCAACAGTGCGTCAGCATCAGCCAACGCTCGGTCGATGGCGTCGAGCGCGAGCGTGATCGCGGCTTGCTCGTCGTCCGTGAAGGCGCTTAACCCGCCTCCCGCGATTGCAATGCGCAGCGCGTCGTCCGGAACCATGTCCATATCGGCAGGGACGGCCAGTTGCGCCAGACGCCTGGCGTTGCTTCGCGCAAGCAAATCCCCGCGGGAGGCGAAGCCCATCACTTACCCGCTTTCTTCGAGGCCTTGTCGGCCGACTTTGCCGGGGCGGTGGATTGCGGTGATTCAGCGCTGACCTTCTGCGCCTCGGCCGTCTCACTGCCACCCGCGTCGACCACTGCCGAGCTTTGCTCGCCCGTAGCCGACTGCGAAGCGGCTTGCAACTGGTCGGCTCCGCCGTTCGCTGCCGGTGCCCTTGCCGGTGCCGGTGCCGGTGCCGCAGCATTGGAACCTGCGTCGGACGCTGTCGAGATTTGTTCGCCGGCTTGTGCCGAAGTTTGGGGCCGATTGCCCGGTTGCTCGCCCAGCTCCGCCGGGCGTTGTTCCGAAACCTCCAGCATCTGTTCTGCCTCCAACCTCTTGGCTGTTGCGTCGTCCACGCCTTCCAGCAATTTCCAATCTTTGCCGAAAGCGATGCCACAACGAAAGAAGCGATCCACGCCCTGTTTCGGCTGTACACGTGCATAAAGTGTCTTCACCTCTAATCTCCTGATCTTGCTTGGAACCCGGCGGGAGAACACCCGCCGGGGACGCATCTACTGACGTTGCCTGGAAGTTCCGGAATTACATAAAGGGCGTGACGACCAGACCCACCTTGTTGTAGTTGGTGTTGCTGGCACCGGCCGCGTTTTGAGCAGCCTTCAGTAGCGCTTCGGCGTCCGCCATGTTGTCGGGGCCGCACACCAGCGTATCGGGAACGATCCCCAACTTTTTGCCACCGTCTGCCGAGAACTTCATCATCGCGGCGTAGGCCGCGTTGAAATTGTCGGCCGTGAGTGCAGCTTTGGAGCCGAAGGCGCATTGCCAGAAACCGTAGACGGCCTCACCACGCCACCGACCACCGAAGCTGTACACGTCGAGATCGAAGACGGTCTGATTCTGCGTCGACGTCAGGCTGTCGAACTGCGCGGGCATCCGCTCCTGCAAGTAGATGGGCGCCGCCGCGCGCTTCGTGCACAGCAGTACCCACGGCGCGCCAGTTCCATCTTGCATGTTGCTTACGGTGGCCGCTGCGCCGCTGCCGTCTTCGTTCGCGTACACCGGGTGATCAGTATCGAAGAAGAACTGGCCGTCATAACAGGGCGAAGAAAAACCCGCCGCCAGCGCTTGATAGACCAGATCGTTCTTGAGGTCGGTGGCGGATTGGCCCGCAGACTCGGCGATGGTGCCGTACTGACCGATGCTGTCGTCTTCGATATCGGTACGTTGCACGTCCACCGTGCACTCGAATTTGCGGTTAATGACGATGTAGCCGTTTTCCTTGAACTTCTTGTGCAAGCGGGAGCCGACCCACTCGCGGAACGCCGGGAACTGGCTCAGCCATTCGTACGTGTTGGACTTGCCGTTGCTGACCACCACCTTGGCGATTTTCCTCCAGTCTTCGGGCGAGAGCTTCAGCCCGCTATTCCAGCGGGCTATCAGCGTCGTCTTGAGTTGGTCCAGTTGGGCTTGCGTGATTGCAGGCATCGTTTTCTCCTGTTGCGTTTGTCAGAAAGCAGAAAGGGCGTGAGCGGCGCGAGTTAGGCCGATTTCTGGCTTTGAGCCTCGCGGTACTGCTCGGGCGTCACGCCCATTCGCGTGCACATGGCCAGCTCCTCGGGCGTGAGGCCATCGGCACCACCGTTTTCCTTGCCCGCTTGTTTCTCCAAGAGGCTTAGCGGCTTGCTCGCGTCCAGGAACTCGGTCAGTGTCGCGAGCGTTTGCTTTTCTGCCCACGGCTTTTGTGCGGGGGCGAGGCGACCATCGGACAACGCGGCTTGCACCAGCTCGGCAAGCTGACTTTTCTCGGCTGTCAACGCGGCTTCGACCTTTTCCCGCTCGATGGCGTCCAACGTCGACTTGAGGCCGTCACGCTCCGCCGTCAGAGCGGCGATGTTGGTTTGGAGGCCATCGCGTTCGGCGGTCAAAGCTGCGAGTTGCGATTTCAGGTCATCACGCTCAATCGTGAGCGCAGCGAGTTCTTGCGGCGACATTTCGGACTCCCGTTCGTGGTTGGTTGTGTGTTTGCGTGCCAGAGCGGCCAAGGCTTCCAGTCCGTCCAGCGCTGGGGTATTGGTCAGTGCGACGGAAATGATTTCCAGCACTGCCCCGGTGGCGGGGCTATAGAAAAAAACGGCACTGATATACCGGTACTTCTTGCTCGTGATCAGTTCGGCGGTGTCGCCGACCCAGGAGATATTGGTAGCCACCAGACCTTTGCCTTCGCGCCATTCGAGCGTCCGAGGAATCCAGCCTGCGGCTTCCGCTCGCTGGCCGTTCTTTTCCTTGTTGAGGCTTTGATGGTCGAAATCGATAAGGATGTCGTTCTGGCGCTGCGCGGCGAGCGAGATGACGCCCGCTGCGATAGTCGCGTCGAGTTGCCAGGCTGCGCAGTCGAACGGGCGACCATCCAGAGCGCGAAACGGGCCGGGGGGCAGTATCTGAGCTTCGGTAGGAACACCACCATCGGGCGTGCTCACCAGCTCAAGGGCCAGTGCGGCGACTGCGGTTTGGGTGGTGTGCTTCTGGTTCACGGCATGGCTCCTGGTTGATGAGGAGCATTCTTGCCGCGCGGTGACGTTAGGTCAGGGCGGGAAACATTTCTCACCGCCTGATAAGGCAGCCCCACAAAACGCGCTCAGAGGCGTTTGTGGCGTCGGACGTGCCTTGGTGGGGAGTGGGGGGCGGCGAGCGTTTTTAAACGCGTTTCAAATGCGAATGGAGGCATCCGCAACGGGATGGCACCGGACGAGGTGCCACGACGTCAGAATAGGTCCAGTTGCCGGTCGTCGTCCTCGCGGCAGATGTTGAGAATTTGACGGGACGAGAGGTGGTGACGCCGCGCAAGGGTGTTGATGCTGGCATGCCCACGGTCTTTGCGAATCTGCGCGTCGCGCACGCGAATAAACAGTTTGTCGGCCTTGGGCAACCAGCACCGGCCGTCTGCATCCAGATGAGGGGTAAGCATGGCGCGAAGACGCGCAAGCTCTTCAGGCTCCAGATCAAGCGCGCGGCTGCGATACAGCGGGATACTGACGTTGACACCGCCGTGATGCGTCAACCAGTCACGCGCGCGACCAAAACCCAACGCACGCACGACGGCCCGTAACACCGGGGGCAGAGTCTTCGCGAGGTCCTCGTCAATGACCGGATAGGTAAGCACTTCGCATTCGCTTTCAGCCGTCGAAACGGCCTGGCGGATTTGGGGGGCGCCTGGAATGGTCATGGATCACTCACGCACGAGCCAGCTTTTCATGGCTTCTACGATGGCCTGACACTCTTTCACGGAGAGGCTGTCGAGGTCCGGCACCGGGTGGCCCACCTGGCGTGAACAGAATGCGAGCAACGTCGAGCGCGTTGCGGTTGCCACCTTGCCAGCCTGCCCAAGCTTGCCCCACATACGCACCATATGCGAGATACGCGGCGGCACAGCTGTGCGAGCATTCGCTTTCCCGAATGTGCCACGATGACGCGACCACCCACGGCGCTCGTAATCGTCCAGCACCGCTCTGAGTTGTGGCGCATTCATCGTGCTGGCCGAGACACGGCCGTCTACCGTCGTTGCACCATGCCGCGCAAGCAAATCACGATGGGTATCATCCGACCATCCCGGCAGGCCTGCCATGGCCCAACCCTTGGCGATGCCAACCAACTGGCGGTAGTGCTTGATGAGGGAGGTCGACATGTTCACTTCTCCAGCAGTTGCTGGGTATTCACACTGGCGCCGACGCCGCGATGCAGCGTGGCGCGCCGCCCTGTGCGCGCTCCATGGGTATAGTCACCTGCACCGTACGCGTGACGCCCCGGCACCCGTTGGCGTGGGTTCATGGATTCTGTTACTGCGTAATTCGTGCGCATATAGGCGGCGACCGCTTGGCTGTGCGATTCAGGCAGTTCCACGGGGATTACCAGCTCACGCACCGACATCACCCACCCCTCACAGAACACATCGGCACGGGCCGTCTTGTTCCTCGGACCACAGCGTTTGAGCGTAGTACTGATGAATTCTGCGCGAGCGCGGCGGAGCTGGCGAAACAGTACTCCGTAGCTGTAGCACGCTACTTGCGAGGCAGGTGCAACACCTACAAAGGCGTACCCGCCCTTGATTGACCTCGGGCCATAAAGACGTTGGGTAAATACCAGATCACAGCCGAACGCCTTTGCGATCATGCGAGCTAATGCAGCCTCATAGCGAGCGGGGGTGCGGTTGGCCCCGCTTTTCTCCCAGTACTCGGTTACGCCAGCAGCCAGTAGCTCGTCGTCGCTGACGCCGTAGGCTGCCATCATCTTCTGCGCCTGGCGCATTGCAGAGGCTGCTTCATGCGGATTGTTAGATTTTCCAAGCGCCAAACATTTCTTGATCTTGTCGATTGCGGTGTTGCGTTCCATGACATTCCCCCGGGCTGCTCGTCAGTGCTCGGCCACCATGCCGGGCAGACACCCGCTCGCGCGGGTGTTTCGCTAGTGAGTAAAGGTCAGGCCGCTGCCGCGTCTTTCAATGCCTTGGCTGCGGAAAACTTGGGAACGCGCTTGGCGGCAATCTGGATGGTTTCGCCAGTACGCGGGTTATGCCCGGCTTTGGCTGCGCGTTGCACGGAACCGAATTTGCCAATTTGCGGAATCGTCAGCTCACCACCCGCGACCACCGTAGCCAATACCGCCTCGGTAAGTGCCGCAAGCGCTCGTTCAGCCGCGCTCTTGCTGATGTCCGCTTGTTCTGCCACGAGTGCGATAAGTTCTTGCTTCGTCATAACTGAAAAGTTCTCCTAATTTTTAACCGCGAACCGCTCGCGGCAGGCGTTACAGCATTTGGACGTGTTACTGCGTTCGGACGTACGACGGTGCGTGAATCCAGCCGATCAAGTTTCCGGTGAAAGGTAGACCGTACTGGTCTGCAATGAAATCCACCATCTCTCGCCATCCCTGAAAGCCGTCGGCATACGCTAGCGCTTCGACCTGGGACTCATCAAGCAACCGATCTCCGATGAACACCTGGGGTACTCGGTCAGCAAGCGGCGGAAGGAACTGGATATCGGAGACGTATTCGCAGACCTCCTGGGAGATGATTCGCGCGCGGGAGGATCGCAGGCCGACGTACAAGCGCAACACGTCGCCCGGCTGCGGATCTCGTCCATCCACGCGTTTCGCGCGAATCGTGTGAGGCTTGCGGCCGCTGATAATCAGTTGCTCGAACCGCGATTGGAAGTTGAGTAGGTGCATGGGCGGTCTCACAGCGACGCGAAGTCAAGGCTGATCGGCGTGTACTGCTCGCTACCGTCCACGCGTTCATAGAAGCGCATGTACGTTTTCGTGCCGACGACCTGCACAGACTCGCCGATGGCCTGCATGGCCCGCTGCCACTTCTCATCATCAATCTCGAGGCGACGCAACGCGAGCACCCGACCCACGTTGATCTTGCCTTCCTTGTCTGTTTCGAATGCCTGCTGAACAAGAACCTGGATCTTCGGATCGCTGCCCCGTGCCCAATCGGTGATGCACTCATCGATGAGCACCTTCGCAGCTTGCAGGCGTTCATCAAACGACATGTTTTCCGCGCGCTGGATGACAACCTTCAAGGAGCCATCAAACGAGTGGAGCGTCACATTGCCTTTGGCTCCGCCCAGTTTCACGCCGTATTTGTCGGCCGACAGTGAGATGAACGCGTTGGCGTCGCCGAATACGCGCTCTTTCAATCCACGCAGATTCTCCTGCGCGTCCTTCGCCGCGTCGATCAGCTCGCGCACAATGCTGTCGCGCTCCAGATCGATATCGCGGATGGTGGCCTCGGGTACCAGGTGACCCAATGCGTTTTTGCGGTAGCCCGCAGGGATGGTTTCGCTGGTGTGCTCAGTCATCATGAATTCCTCGGTTTCAACTTCAATTGTTCTCGAATGTGTTGGGGCATCTTGGATTTCGGCGTTGATGCATCAATGCGTATCGGCCCCTGCGGCGTGGCCTGCGAGCGCCGTTCCTCGGGAGTGCCAGCCCCGGCCAACCCGCGCAACTGCGCTTCTCGCGCTTCTTCCTGACGCCCGGCCGCGCGAATGATCTGACTGGCCATGACCGACCGGAGCCAGCCGTGCGACTTGAGCGGCAAGTCGAGCTTTCCCTGGTGCGCTTGGTCGACGGCATACGCCATGGCTGCGGACCAGTTGGCAAGCGGTGCCGCGTACTTGGTGCCGTTCCATGTCAACTGAGCCGACCGCATTTCCGGCTCCAGCTCACGAATTAACGTCACCATGCGGCCCCACGACATTTGCGTTTTACGCGGAGCGAACAGACTCAGATATCGCAGCAGGGGCTTGATGAAAGCGTCGCCGGCCGGATGAATATCCGTCAGCGCCAGAACGATGTCGCGCATGCTGTCGTCAGCCAGCACCACGTCCAGGCTCATGCGTACGCGGCAGTTGGGGCAGCAGACTTCAGGCAGCGGCATCGCGGCCTCCAGTGGCGTCCTTTTGCGTCTCACTGAGTCGGCCCAGAAGCGACCGACGGTGGTTTGCGTAAGTCAGCTTCAGGCGAGACAGATTCGCCTCTGCCTCTCGAAGCGTGCGGCGTTGCCAATCCACCTCTCGGATTGCACGCCGTTCCACCTGGTTGATTCGATGCAGACTGAGTTGGAGGAAAAACCGCACGCGCAATCGGCGAACTTCACTGCCGATCCGCTCCAAACCGGAAAGCAGTTCAGTGAGAACAGGGCCGCGAGTCATGGATTCACCTCATTTGGATTCAATTTTTGGGAGCCGCCGGAGATCCATGCTTGCCACGCTGCCGCCTCTGGCGTTGGGGCTCCATTGGCCATCGCGTCAAGCAGTTGCAGAGCGGCCACACCACTGGCCTCGATACGCGTGCCGCGCGGCGTCTGAGTGATGGTGATGAGGTATTGCTTTCTGCTCTTTGTCATGGCGCTGGTCCGCGTTAAGCCAGCGATTGCAGACAGAGGGCTTGTTTCGCCACGGCGTCCACTAGTTTCACGTCGAGGCTGCGACCGCGCCGAAACTCTTTGATGCCCGCCACGAGGCCTTCCACTAGCATCCGCGCACTTCCCTTGCAGTACTGGTAAAGGCGCTCCACAACCTCTTCGGGTACGTCTTCCGTACCGAATCCGGCCTGCACCAAGGCGGCAACGTCGTCCAGATTGATGGCGCGAACCGTTTCGGGCCAGAAGCCCGTACGCGACCGGATTTGGTCAAATTGACCGTGCAGCGGCTTGATAAGGCCGGACAGATGTTCCGTGCCGCAGAGGACGATGCCGACGTTCGCCAAGTCACGCAGTCGGCGCAGCGTGTGTAGCTGGTGCGGCGTAAGTGTTTCGGCTTCATCAACAATCAGGAGACTGTCGGTGTTTTTCAATGCCGTGACCACCGAGCGGAACTTGTCGTCAATGCTGCCCTTGCCGTCGTAACCAGCAACTACGCGTGCCAGCAGGCGCACCAAGCTCTGTGGGGTCATCGTGGGCGTGGCTTCAATCAAGTGCGTGTTGGGGTGTGTCGAAACGTAGTGCTTGATGGCGAAGGTCTTGCCCGTCCCAACGTAGCCTGTAAACACCGCGAAATTGCGATAACGACGCGCCATGCTGCATGAGGCATGCGCCAGCTTGAAGACGCTGGTTTCCACTGCTGCGACCACGTCGGCCTTGGTCTCATCGGCGTGACGAATGGCGGATTCAACAGACGCCAGCAGTTTCCCGGGACTGGTGGCGTAGCTTCCCTTGAGAATCTGATTCAGGCTGCTCGCGCTGATACGCGCTAGCCTGGCCAAGGCGGCTTGTGTGTAACCGCGCTCTTCCATCCAGGGGCCGATGCGGCCGATTAGCGCCACGTCTGCGGGGGCGTAGTGGTCTGGCCACTTCGGGGTTTGCTTTTCCATGTGGTTTCTCCAGTTAGTCGTCGGTCATCGTCAGATCGAGCATCAGCGGGGCATCGTCTGCATCGGAAATCACACGAGCATCGACGTCCAGCACTGGCATAGCGCCATCAGCAACGCTGTCCGCATCGAGCACAACACCTGCGCGCGCCTTCTGCTCGTCCATCTTCTGTTGCAGTCGCTTGATGGCATCGTGGGCACGTGCCTGGCGTTTCTCTTCCAAGCGATTCGGCGCAATGGCGTCAATTGCCGTGACCAGGTGGGCATCGCAAATCCAGCGCCCCTCATGCGTACGCATGACTGCCACGCGGTCATCCATCAAGTCGTACTCCATCACCAACTTTTGCCCGTTGAAGGCGTGCAAATCCGGGTGGGTGTATGCACGTCGGCCATGCTTTACAGCCGCACGATGAACGGTCAGCGTCACGGCCTGTCGCTTCAGTTCCGTTACGTTGGCATGCGGTGGGAGCGGAGCGAGTTGTGACCAGAGTGCGGCGCGTGTCGTGCTTTGATCTTCCGGGTGAGGGCGATGGGCATACCGATCCAGCCACGCGTTAAAGGCGTCGCTAAATTGCCTCAACGAAGGCAGCGCCAGTCGGCCCGCCTTGACCTCACGCACTGTCCGGTTCAAGACTTCTGGCGCCATGTCATCACCGCAATAGAACTGCGGCTGCCAGAGCTTCAGGAAATCGTCTTTGACGATTCGAAAGAACCGCTCGACCCAGCCCTTGCCATGCGGATTACCAGGGATCGCGTGGATAATTTGCTGCACCCCGGCGCGGGCGTAGAACCCAGTCAACTCGTCGCTCATCAACTTGTTCTTGTAGCCCGAGCCGTTGTCGATGTAGAGCATCGGCGGCACGTGGTTCCAGCGCGCGAAGCACTCAGCCCACATGTTTTGCACGGCGTAAGTGCCCTCATGCTCGTCGGCGCGCCACCCGACGGGGAAGCGACTGCGCATGTCCAACGCCACCGTCAACTCCGGGCGCCAAACGTCGCCGGTGACGGGGTGTGCCAAATACACGTCGGCGCGATAGCCGTCGGCCACATACACGTCGCCAGGCAATGCGTTTTCAGTCGAGCGGCGGATGTAGGCCTTTTCGGTCAGTCGATAAAGGTTGCGACCAATGCGGGCCGGGCTGTTGCGCCCGAGCATTGCCGGAACCCCGGTCAGGTAGTTGCGCACCTGGTCATAGCTGATCGCGAAGCCATCGACTTCGACCAGGCGCCGATGCACGGCCGACATATCCGGCTTACCGGGAGCATTGAAATACTCCAGGGCTGGCCCCCACCAACCAGCAGCCTCCACCACGCGCCCTTTGTGATCTGGCAAGAGCGCAGATACACCACCTTCGCGATATTGCGCGCACCACTCGCAGATCGCAGAGCGGGATGGCGTCTTGCGACCGGCTTTCGCTGCGCCAGCGAGTGCCATGGCGAAGTGACTCGGCAAACTCCCGGCCTCGCCTCGTTCAAGCAGCAGAGCCACAGCATTGTTCTGCGTTACGCCTTCATCCACCATTGCACGCACATATGCCACGACCGTCTCGCGCCACGTGGCAACTTGCCGGGCGCGGTCGGTGGCTTCGCGCCAAGGATCACGCGCACGCAACGCCAACACTCGCGCGGTCGGCATCACAGCTACAGCACCGTCGGCCTTTGAACCGACTGGATGAACAAGTTGTGCCCGTGCCATGTTTAGTCCCCCTTGGGCTTGTTCACAGAACCCCTTGGCCGACCAGCGCCGCGCGGCTTGGCTGCATCACGCTTCTCCTGGCGAGCTATTGCCTCGGCGGCGTGGCGGTTTTCAATCGTTTGGTAGTCGAGCAACCACCGGGCGGTCTCCTCGGGACTGAGGATGTGCGTACCCTGCAAACGCTCAGGCAGGTCTTCTTCGGTGGCCTTGATGAGGGCCACAATATCGAGGGCACGCGCTGCTACGACGTTCGCTGCTATCCAGATGTGTTCCATTTGGAGCCGATTTTCGGGCGCATCGGCGCTTTCAGAACTGACTTCTTCGAACAGCTTGCGAAGACTGTTTATGGGCAGTTCGGCTTCGAGTTGCAGGGCCATGCATTCGGAGCGGATTTCTTCGGTGCGCAGGAGGAGTTCGGTGGTGCGCTTCTTGCCCTCAGAAAGGCGTTTGACTTGCGAGTGGACTCGTTCCAGTTCGGCTTCGTAGTTCTTTTCTCTCCGTTTGAAGCTCTTTACGTCTTCCTCCAGCGTGGCAGCCTTGGCCTCCAAGTCAGCCTTTGATGCGCGTTCTTTCTCCAGCAGCTCTTCGGCAAGGTCGAGCAGTTCGTCTTTGTCGCCACCGTTGGCGGCAGCGATCAGCGCGGCACGGTAGTCTTGTGGCAGTTTGCGAAACTGGCGCAGTTCCCGATAGCCGATGCCCATGCGACTCATGCTTTCCAGAGCCTCTTCTCCGAACGTGCGCAGGTTGGTGATGTCCAGATCAACCTTATCCACGGACATACCGAGCAGCCCACAGAACTCTTCCCACGTGCCATCAAGAGACTCCGAACCTGTTCGGAGTTTCAGTCCCTTGATTTGGCGGTAGAGCTTGTTTTCCTTGACGTAGGCGAGCTTGGAAATCCGAACTGTTCGGGAAAACTGTTCAAATGCCCCAGCCATCTGCGCTTGGCCAAGCAGTTGATTCACCAAGTCGCGTTGACCTTCCTCGGACGCAGCATTAAGACCCGCTGCGACCATGCTGGCAATCTCGGCGCCGTTGTCACCGGCAATGGCGGTGATATCCACTTGTTCGATCAACTGGGTTACCGCGCTGGCGGATTGCGTCCGCGCGCCCTCCGTAATACCTAGGTCGATCACTCCGATTGACTGTGCCGCTTTAGTTTTCTTCGTCATGACAGGCCTCACGCAACTTGCTTGAGGCCGAGCGCCACGGCCACTTCATGTGCTTTGCCGTGACGCCCTTTGTTCACGCCATTGATTACCGCGATGACCGTGCGGTATTCGAAGCCGTTTTCCTTTGCCCAACCAGCGAACGTCTTACCCTCGTTCTCAAAGCGCTTCTTTACTTGCTCAGGGGTCATTGCTACCCTCCATCGATTACGATTGACGATGGCTTATTATGGTTCAGAAAACTGAACCTTGCAAGAACTTTATGGGTGCATTTATATGAACATTGGAGAGCGTCTGAAGGCGGAGCGTGAACGACTCAAGTTGAGCCAGACCGCATTTGGGGAAATTGGCGGAATGGGCAAGACCACTGTGATTTCTTGGGAGCGCGGGAGCGCATACCCTAATGCAGCGTTCCTAGAAGCCGCCGCGCAATTCGGCGTCGACGTGTCATACGTCATCACCGGCATGAGAATTGAGAACGTGGCTAGCACGCCCATGGAGCTGGCGTATTTGCGTAATTGTCGAGCGTTGCCGACGCGAGAAGCCAAACAAGCTGGACTTGATGGGTTGGTTGCCTTGCGAAAGGCCTATGGAATCAAACTCGGGGAGGAAGAAGACAAGTGATAAGAATTGGTAGCCTGTCACGATGGCAGCAGATCGTAGTTTTTATTGTTCTATTCATAGGAGCGATGGGCGCACTCCAGTGGGTTGAGTCGAAATTCAAGAGGGATAGCGACCCTACTACAGAGGCGGAAGCGTTAGATCGAATGGTCGGCGTTTGGACCTATACTGAGCCTATCAACTCTAGCGACACCTTTCCCGGCGAGTGGGTCAAGTGGGATGTCCGGAAGGACGGAAAAATGATCGCCTATCATGCTCGGCCAGTAGATGATGGATGGGGTAAAGGAGTAGAGGTCGATTACAAGGTGTTGAGTGGAAAGTACACAGACACGGGAAAGCGCTGGCACGGTATTCGGGAAGGAGATACCGTTATTGCGGGCATCTATGCCGATGGCCACCTCGTCCTACATGATTTGACATCGTCATACAAGTCAACTGGCGTGATGCAGCGCGGAGACAAAAATCCGTTCACTAAGTAGGCACATGTCATGCCTCGCCAGCCATAGCGAAACGTTTCACGCCTAATCGAAGCTCGCACGCGTGCGTAACCTCTGGTCATCCCAATGACCGGAGGTTGTACCGTGAAACTGCCCCGCCTTACTGCCTGGATTTTCGCCACCGCTGCACTGCTGGCCCTCATTGGCTTGCTATCTCCGCAGCAACTCCCTGTTAGCCTGTACAAGCTCTCACTGGTCACGATGGCCGCTGTTGTGGCGTACTGGCTCGACCGTGCTCTTTTCCCGTACGCGCGTCCGGGTAGCTATCTTTGCAGCTCGGATTGGCATCGTGATGGCCCAACGTGCGACGACGCCGATCACGCCGTTGTTACTGGCTACGAGATGGTGTTTGCCGCTGCAATGCTTCGCCGAGCAATCATCGTCGCAGGCGCAATGCTTGCGATTGGCTTGGGAGCCTGACCATGCGTCTCCGGTCAACCTCCTACGCAATAGCCACCGTGCTTCAAGTCGTTGGGGCACTAATGTTTGTGGCTGCTCTATTTCTCGGATCGGCGAGAGCATTCGGGGCCGATACGAGCGTCCCCCATGCCGCGACACGCTACCGTGCCGACCTAATCCGCATCTCACGCGAAGCTTGGGGCATCGATGCTCCCGTGGCAGTGTTCGCGGCGCAAATCCATCAGGAAAGTGGCTGGAACCCCGCCGCCATATCGCGCGTGGGCGCTCAAGGGATGGCTCAGTTCATGCCCGCCACTGCGCGGTGGTGGTGTGAACTCAACAAGCTATCACCCGCAGAGTGCCAGCCAAGCAACCCCGTGTGGGCCATGCGCGCGCTCGTCGGTTACGACCGGTGGCTGTATCAGCGTGTGCGTGGGGCGTCAGAGTTTGATCGCTTCTGGGCAGCGCTGCGCGCATACAACGGCGGTCTGGGGCACTGGCAGCAAGAGGCCGCGACTGTTCGTCCATCCATCGAACGCGCAATAGTTGACGGCGCATGCGGATCGGCTCGCAGGAATCGCGTTCACTGCGCAGAGAACCTTGGATACCCACAACGAATCATCAACGTCTTACAGCCGCGCTACTTCACCTGGGGCCGAGGGGTGAAGACATGATGCGTGTATTGATCACATTGGCTATCGCCATTCTGTGCAGCGCCTTCGGTTCGTGGAACCTCACGCGCAACCACTACCTGGCGGAAATCTCCGACATGAAGCGAGACGAAGCCGACGCACGCGCAACGGCCGAGAAGAAAGCACGCAACATTCTCGAGGCCGAGCAGGAGCGCGGTAATGGCTTGTCGGACAAGCTGGCGAAAACCGAATCTGCACTTACCAAACAGTCTCAGGAGCTATCCAATGCGCTCTCTCGCCTCACTACTGGTCGCAAGTGCCTTGATGACCGCGTTGTCAGCGTGCTCAACGGCACCAGCTCCGGTGCCGCTGCTGACGACCTGCGCACCGGCACCCGCACATCTGATGCAACGGATGGACCCGCTGCCTCCGATACCGACGTCGCTGGCTGGATCAGCCAAGCAAAAGGGCAGTACGAAATCTGCCGAGCACGACTCGGCGCACTGATCGACTTCGAAGAGGGACGGATTCAATGAAAGACGAGAAAAGCGTGGGCGCAGACAACGCTCAGATTATGCACAGCATCGGGCAATTGACCGGTGCCGTGCAGGCCATGCATACGGGGTTGACTGCACGCATCGAAGACATTCGTGCGGATGTTCGACGCATGGAGGCGGCACAGGGTGAGCGGATGGACCGCATCGAAGACTCGCTGGGCAAAAGAATCGACACGCTCGAAGGGAGTGTAGGGAAGCGTATCGATAGCCTGGGTAGTCGCGTGACAGCGCTCGAAAACGAGGACAAGCGCCAGATCGAAAAGACGGCGAAGCTGTCGGCAATGGGCGGGGGTATTGGTGGCGCACTCGCGACTGTGGCCGTAGAACTCATCAAGCGCGCGGCGGGCGGCTGATACATGGCCCATTCGCAAGAGACCCGTGACCGGGTGCGCCAACTCTACGTCGAAGGCATGCCGCTGAATGGCGCTGCCATCACCTGCGGCGTAAGTTACGACACGGCACGTGACTGGAAGACGCGCGCTAAGGCGAAGGGCGACGACTGGGATAGCGCTCGCGCGGCGTATCGCATCAGCGAACAAGGGGTAGAAGACCTCAATAAGCAGTTGGTGGAGGACTTCGCACGCCAGGTCATCACCACGACGCGGGAACTGGAAAGCGCCACCATTCCGGCAGCGGACAAGGCTCAGTTGTTGGCTCAATTGGCTGACGCATACGCGAAATTCAGCAAGGCATTCGCGCGCGTCAATCCGTCATTCTCTGGTCTATCGGTTGCGCTGGATACTCTCAAGACCATCGTTGACCATCTGCGCTTAAAGGATGCGGACGCGTTGCGTGCGCTGCACCCGCATCTGGAAGAGATCGGCGCCACGCTGGGGACGCGGTATGGCAAGCACTGATCGGGCAATTAAAGAAATCAGCAACTGGCGCGAATTTGAGCAGGAGCTGGCTAAGCTGGGCGAAGACATTCGCCAAACCATCGAGTTGGAATGCTCCGCGTTCGAAACCGATCCGGCGGCCAGTAAGGCGCGGCGCGCCCGTGCGCGCGATGACTACGAATTCTTCTGCCGCACGTACTTTCCGCACTACGTACCGACACCGCATTTTTCGCTGTTCCAGCAGTTCGTCTTCAAGCGTCTGCCCGAGATGATCGATGGCCCGACGGACGCGCGCGAAGTGCATGAAGCCCCTCGGGGTGAAGCCAAATCCACCTATGAGACGCAGCTTGGGACGCTATGGTGCATCGTGACCGGGCGGAAGCACATGATCGGCATTTTCATGAACATCCTGGAGCAGGCCGCCGAGATGTTGGAGTCGATCAAAGCTGAGCTGGATAGCAATCCACGTTTGTCAATGGACTTTCCTGACGCGTGTGGACGCGGCCGCGTTTGGCAGGCGACCACCATTGTCACGGCCAACAACATCAAGGTCCGTATCGGTGGCACAGGCAAGAGCATTCGCGGCATGAAGCATGGGCCGCACCGCCCCGACCTTATCTTTCTAGATGACCTTGAGAATGACGAAAACGTACGCGACAAGGCGCAGCGTGACAAAACTGAATCCTTCGTATTGAAGACGGTAATTGGCCTGGCTGGACCGCAAGGTGGTATGGACGTGTTCTATGTTGGGACCAGCCTTCACTACGACGCGGCTATCAACCGTGTGTCGCGAAAGCCTGGTTGGCGCCGCCGCATATTCAAATCGATCATGCAGTGGCCCGAGCGTATGGACTTGTGGGAGCGCTGGGAAGGTATTTACACGTCAGGCGCTGATAGCGACGAAGCGAAGGAAGCAGCAGAGGCCGATGCGCTTGCGTTCTACCAGGCGAACAAGGCTGAGATGGACGCCGGTGCAGTTGTGTCGTGGCCGGAAGTGCGTCCGCTGTATCGCCTGATGTGCATGCGCGCAAGCGACCATGATGCATTCAACCAGGAGCAACAAAACGAGGCCGGCAACGATGACACCGCCCCCTTCAAAACGTTGCAATTCTGGGTTGATCGCCGTAACGACTGGATATTCTTCGGCGCGATCGATCCGTCGATGGGAAAGAACAACAAGGCACGTGACCCCTCGGCAATTTTGGTCGGTGGGTTGAACCGGCAGCGCATGGTCCTCGACGTTGTGGAGGCTGATGTGTGTCGTCGCGTGCCCGACCTCATCATTAGCCGCGCGATTGATCTGCAAGCCGAATATGGATGCGTTACGTGGTCTGTTGAGGCTATTGCGTTTCAAGAGTTTCTTTACACCGAGTTGTTGAAGCGCGCAGCATTGCGTGGCATTCCGTTCCCCGCGATCCCGGGGCCGACAGGACGGGATAAAACGCTGGCCATCCTCTCGCTGCAACCACATGTTGCCAACGGACATCTCCGCGTTCACCGTAGTCATTCAACGCTCATCGAACAACTCAAGTTTTACCCGGAAGCGGATCACGACGACGGCCCTGACGCTCTGGAAATGCTGTGGCGTGTCGCAACGCAGTTTTCTGTGGATTGGGAGTACACCTCTGCGGCATCCGCACGACGCGGAGCCGATAACGACGATTGGGACGACGATGATTAAGCAGATCAGAACAGCATTGACCAAAATTGCGCGCACTGGCCTCGACGTGCTGCAAGCTGGCGCGCGCTCGACGCAGGGAAATTCGCTTAACTACATGTCGGTGGGCACACTCGATCCGTCGCGTCTGGCCAGAGCTTTTGCGGCGGCAGATGAGGGGTTCATTTCCGATCAGGCCGCACTGTTCGAGTTGGTTGAAGAGCAAGATTCCCACATCTTCGCGGAGCTATCTAAACGACGCCGTTCGGTAACTGGTCTAGGGTGGGAGCTGACGCCACCCGACGATGCCAATCAATCTGAGTTGGACCGCACCAAGGAATTGTCCGATGTGCTGCGGGCAATTCCTCGCTTCGAAGATGCTCAGTACGACTTGACTGACGCTATCGGCAAAGGCTTTGCAGCCATGGAGATCGATTGGAAAACAGGAAGTACCTGGATGCCCAACGCGATGCTGTGGGTGCCGCAACGCATGTTCCAGGTCGACCGCAATACCGGCTCGATACAGTTCCTTAAGATGGGTATTCCGGAACCGCTCAAGCCTTGGAAGTGGGTGGTGCATGAGCATCGGGCGAAATCCGGTTACATAGAGCAATCCGCGCTTTTCCGTGTGCTCGCATGGACGTACGCTTACAAGGCGTACAACGTGCGCGATATGCAGCGATTCCTGGAGGTATATGGGCTGCCGCTACGGCTAGGAAAATACCCCGCCGGGATCGGTGCCAAACAGCGCGACGAGCTGTTGAAGGCCGTGCGTAACATCGGACACGATGGGGCAGGCGTTGTGCCCAACACCATGAGCATCGATTTCGTTCAGGCGACGAAATCCGGTACCGTAAGCGATTTTCTCGATTCCATCGCCTATTGGGAGCGCAAGCAATCGCTGGCGATCCTGGGTGGCACGCTTACGAGCCAGGCGGACGGCCGGACCAGCACGAATGCGCTCGGCGTAATTCACGACAAAGTACGACGCGAGATCATGCTTCACGATGTCCGCCAGATCGTGCCGACGATGAACGACCAGGTGGTCCGTCCTATCGCGCTGATTAACGGCATGTTCACAGAAGAGCGCATGCCGAAGTTCGGATATCTGACTGAAGAAACGGTGGATCAGTCGAAGATGGCCGACGTGCTGACGAAAGCAGCCGACATCGGAATGGAAATCGACGTGGAGTGGGCGCACAACGCTATGCAGATTCCGCGTGCCTCGAAGGGCGCGGCTCTGTTAAAGGCTTCAAGCAGGAATCCGCAGCTCCAGACTCCTGCTGATTCCGCGCTGACACGCTTGGCCGCACTCGCAAGCACCACGCCCTCGCCTGACGTTGACGTCACGGCTGCATATGCGGCTCAACTGGCATCACTCTGCGCATCGCTCGAACGCTCGCACATCGAGAAAATTGCCAACATTGTCGCGAGCGCAGGCAGCTACGAAGAAGCTTTGACCGGCATCGAAGCGCTGACAGCTAACGACCCGAAGTGGGCGGAAGCAATGGCGCTCGGGATGACGGCCGCGCATTTGGCCGGGCGCGCCGACGTTGGAGGTGCAGAATGAGCACGCGAAAGGTAACGGAGCGCGATTTCCGCATGCCCGAGTTCCGCGACGCGGTCCCGGATGACTACGAATTTCGCGAAGACGGCAAGATCGTTCGCAAAGATCGTTGGGAGACGGCAATCTATTCCATCCGAAGCGCGCTTGGAGATAACAGACGTGAATTTGAGGTTGCGGAAATCGTGAGCGCCGTCCGTGCCCTCACGGCAACGATTCCTGCGCCGCACGAGGACGAAGACGAATGACGGCATCACCTGATCGCCTGCCATTCTCGGAAGCCATCGACTACTTCCGAAGTAAGACACGCCTACCAAGCTCCGGCTGGACCGATCTATGGCAGGAACAGCATAGCCATGCTTTCGTCGTTGCCGGGGCGGCTCACGATGGCCTAGTGGAGGACTTTTATAACGCCATCCGCCAGGCCCAAGAGAAAGGCACTGGCTATCCGGCATTCCGCGCTCAGTTTGACGAGATTGTGGCGAAATACGGTTGGGCGCATAACGGTGCGCCCGGCTGGCGCAGCAAGATCATCTATGACACCAACATCCGGCAGGCTTACAACGCTGGACGTTGGAAACAGATGATGGATGTGGCGCATCTGCGTCCGTTCTTGCAATACCAGCACACCAGCACTGAACACCCACGGCTGCAACACCTCGCGTGGGACGGTTTGATTCTCCCGGCGACGGACCCTTGGTGGAATACTCACATGCCGCAAAACGGCTGGCGGTGCCAATGCCGTGTGCACTCGCTGTCCCGAGTAGAAGCGCAGCGGCAATGGGAATCGCAAGGTAAAACCGGACCAGACGAAGCGCCACCGATTGAATGGGAGGAGCGTGTGGTGGGCGCACAAGGTAGCGCACCCCGCACAGTGCGCGTGCCGAAAGGCATCGATCCCGGCTTTGCTTATAACCCAGGCAAGGCATGGTTGGAACCACAGACCGTTCCACCGCTTACCGGGTATGACGCTGTTCTGAAAGAGCGCGGCACGCCTTGGCCGACCAGTTTTACGCCACCGCCGACGCCTCGGCCAACGCTGGTGCCCAAGAGTGTGCTGTTACCCTCCGGGACCGCCCCGGAAGTGGCTGTGACCGATTTTCTCGACGTTTTCGGCGCATCGATGACAAAAGGTGCGGTATTCACCGACGCTGCGGGCAGCTCGCTTGCAATCACCAAGGCGCTATTTGAAGATGGCCAAGGCCAGTTCAAGTGGCTATCGGCCCCGCGCAAGGCCGCTCGCCTCGAATCGATAAACTTGCTGGCGATGACGCTGATTGAACCGGATGAAATCTGGTGGGGATGGGTGAAGGACTTCGGCGCGAACGGCCGTTGGCGATTGAAGCGCCGCTATCTGCGCGCCTTTGAGCTGGGGGATTCGACCGAGTACGGCATGGCCGTTTTCGAGTGGGGGAGCAACGGGTGGACCGGCGCCACAGCGTTTATGGGGACTCAGAAGACTGCGGAAGATCGCGCCGCCTATTTTGACAAGCAGCGCATCGGCCGTTTGGTGTTCAAGAAATAAAAAACGCGGCCTCTGCATAGCCGCGTCAGTGGATCAGATTTGAGGGCCATGCAGGGCCGCAGCTTCGTCACCACACCGTCACTATATGCACTTTACCTTCGAGTTTCAAGCGGACCATCTTGTGCGAGCGCTGAACGCCGTCCGGCAAGAGGTAATCACGCCGCAGGCGATGCTTGGGAGCATCGGCGAGTCGCTTTTTCGAGTGAACCAGGCTCGGCACGACCAGGGACTTGCGCCGGACGGCACGAAGTGGAAGCCACTGGCTCCGCTCACCATGGGCTCGGAGGTCTGGAACGCACAAGGCAAGTCATTCCGGAAGGCCGGACAAATGAGCCTTGCCACCCACAAGAAGGTCGTAGTGCGCCGGGGCGGTCGAATTCTGTACGGCAATGGCGACTTGCTGGGCAGCTTCAATTACCAGGTGCGCGGGGCTGAGCTGCGTTTGGGATTCAGTGACGAAAAGGCGGCGTGGCACCATCTGGGGACGAAACCGTACACGATCACGCCGAAAAAGGCCAAAGCGCTCGCCTTTGCCGGGTTGGTACGCAAACGCGTCAATCACCCAGGACTTCCGGCGCGACAACTTGTCGGCTTTCCTGCGTCCGACGAGCAGTTGGTGGCCGATGTGACGGCCGATCATCTGACGTTGGTATTGAACCGGGTTCGATAGCGATTCGAAGCCGCATTGAAGTGGGGATATATTCTCTTTCTTGGGCACAATTTCCCACATATTGCCTCTGAATTTCTCCCACATTTCCACCGAATTCATCCGGGAATCAGAGTTCTAGCGTTTGAGGCGACTTTCCTTGTTTTATGCGGCTTTCGGGCCTTTTTTTGCCGTCTCAATGTGTCCTGTTTCTCCCACCTCCCTACTGGAACACGTCATGGCCGCGCGCACCGACCACGCTCACCGGAAATCCATATTCGTTCGCGCCGCGCGCCAGGGCGACTTGTGCTTCGCTGCCCACGCTCAGATCGATCGGCACCGGCAGTTGCAGCGCCAGACCGCCGCCCGAGAAGTCGCGTGTGTGGCACGCCAGGGCGCGTCCGTCCGGCAGATAGAGCGTGGCCGGCATGCGCATCGACACCCGGTGCGTGCGGCGTACCTGCTTCACCTCGGTCGCCACTGCCACCGCAGCGCCCAGTACCGCCAGATTGAACGACACCCATGCCAGGTTGAAGACCAACGCTCCGGTCTCGTGCGCCGGTCCGTAGAAGTAGCGCACGATGCCCGCGAGAAAGCCCAGCACATTGAAGCCCAGCAGCACCAGATAGGGTTTGGAGATAGTCCAGTCGAAGAAGCTCTGTTCGATCAGACCGCCCTTGGCCGTCACGTTGAACTTGCCATAGCGCGGGTTGATGAACGCTACGGTTGTCGGCAGCGCCACGTACCACGCCAGCACTGCCTCGTAGACATCGGACCAGAACGAATGACGATACTTGCCCTGAATGCGCGAGTTGGCAATGTTCGCATGGGCAATGTGCGGCAATACGTAGGCACAGATGCTGAGCGCAGCCGCCTGCACAATGTGCAGACCGAAGAACAAGTAACAGATCGGCGCCATCAGGAAGACGATGCGCGGAATACCGTAGAAGAAGTGCAGCATGGCGCTCGCGTAACAAATGCGCTGACCGATCTTCAGACCGCGCCCCACGAGCGGGTTATCGACGCGGAAAATCTGAGCCATACCGCGTGCCCAGCGAATGCGTTGCCCCACGTGTCCGGAAAGCGACTCGGTCGCCAGGCCGGCGGCCTGTACGACCTTGAGGTACACCGTATTCCAGCCGCGGCGGTGCATCTTGAGCGCGGTGTGGGCATCTTCCGTCACGGTTTCGATGGCCACGCCACCGACGTCATCGAGCGCGGAACGGCGCAACACTGCGCACGAGCCGCAGAAGAACGAGGCATTCCAGAAGTCGTTACCGTCTTGCACGATGCCGTAAAACAGACGCCCTTCATTCGGGACTGCCCCGCGTGTCGCGAGGTTGCGCTCGAATGGATCGTCGGAAAAGAAGTGGTGCGGCGTCTGTACGAGTGAGCAGCGTGCGTCCTTTAGGAACGCGCCCATCGTCGTTTGCAGGAACGAGCGCACGGGAATGTGATCGCAGTCGAAGATAGCGATGAACTCGCCCTGCGTCTTGCCGAGTGCGTGGTTGATATTGCCCGCCTTGGCATGCCGGTTATCGGGGCGAGTCACATAGTGCACCCCCGCCTGCACGGCAAATTCGCGCATTTCCTCGCGCCGGCCATCGTCGAGCAAGTAAATGTTGAGCTTCTCGGGCGGCCAGTCGATCCCGCAGGCGGCATAGACGGTCGGGCGTACGACATCGAGCCCCTCGTTGTACGTTGGGATATAGATGTCGACGCTCGGCCACTCCCGCGTGTCGGGCGGCAGCGGCGTAATGCGACGGTGCAACGGCCAGACCGTCTGAACGTAGCCGAACAGCAGGATCAACCAGGTGTACACCTCGGCAGCGACAAGGGTGTAACCGGCCACGGCTTCGGCCGTAGTATCGAATGCCAGCGACTGGGTGAGGCGCCACCACACGTAACGGATCGTCGAAATCAGCGACAGGCCGATCAACACGAGCACGGAATACTGGCTGTCGAGCCGACGGAACACCAGCGCGAGGGTGAGCGTGCAAATCGAGAAGAGTAGTTGCTCGAAAGGCTCGAACGGCGTGGTCACAATCCAGAACACGCCGGCCAGGCCGAGCACAGCGACAACGGCGGACGTCACACGCCACCGCATCACCCGTTCGAGCTGCTTGTCGAAGCGGTGCGCGAGCTGAGCAGGCGTATCGGGCGGAATGCCGAAGAGGCTCTGCACCAGCCACAGCCGCAAGCGTTCGTTGCAGTGCCGGAACGCGAGCCACGCCGTGTAGGGCGGAAACGCGGGACGACGGTCGGCCCGGCGCCAGAACAGCGCGCCCAGGACCTGCCCGAAGCTTGCATCGGCCGGGACATCGATACGACGCGTGACACGCTCGTTGAGCCATGCGAACGCACGGCCCGGATAATCGGGCCGGCCCCGCCGCGCCGGCTGGAACAGCAGGCGTAACCACCAGTCTCGCCACTGGTCGATCTGGCGCACGTCGAGCCGCATCGCCAGATGCGCCACCCCATGATCGCCCGCTCGCGAGATCCACAGCCGGTGACGGGGCGAGCGCACTGTCGCGGCCAGCATCCACTGAACGAGACTCGGCGGGCGTCCGTCCGGTCGTCGGGGCATCTCGAGACGCACCACCAGCGTTTCGCGCCCGAGCCGATAAAGAGAGCGCAGCGCGTCGCTGATCAT